TCAGCCCGCCGCGGCGGGAATTTCAGAAATGTTAATTTCAATGTATTCGGCAATTCTGCGGAACTCGTCAGCAAACTTGAATTTCACGCTGATATTGCCGTTTTCGTAAACCTTGATGTAGTTTACAAGATCAATGAGGATTTCCCGGTTGAGCGTTTCAATGTTCTGGTGTTTCTTAAAGGCCACCAGCGCCGGATGCTCGCTGTCAACGCCGTTTGCCAATTCCGCCCGTTCAGCGGTCAGCCGTTCCAGCACATCGGAGAGAGAGCTTATTTGCCGTTCATAGTCAGCCTTCATCGTCCGGTAGTCCTGCTGGGTAATTTCCCCGTCTTTCCAGTCTTGATAAAGAGACTGCTTGTAGCGGGTAATTTTCGCCAGTTCCTTTTCCTTTGCGGCAATCAGATCGTCCAGTCGGAAAGACTGGCTTTTTTTGACTGGAGCCGAGTTGATACGGGCAAGTATCTCCGAAAAGGAAACGGCCAGATGTACCTGTTGACGGACGGCAAACAGGACGGCGGCCTCCAGCCGCTCATGCTTGATTGAGTGCATGGAGCAGGCGGCCCGGGAGCGGTATTTGTAGGTAGAGCAGGCGTAATACACATTTTTCCCGCTCTGGCTCCGTGTAATGGATTTTCCGCAATCCGCACAGCGGAGAAAACCGCTGAACAGATGGAGCTCCTTTTTCCGTGGGGCCGTCCGGGTGTCCCGTTTCAACAGGGCCTGCACCTTTTCAAAGGTTTCCCGGTCTATAATCGCCTCGTGGGTATCAGCCACCCGCACCCATTCATCCTCCGGCACCGCCTCAATTTCATGTACCTTATAGCTTTTCACACGGCGGCGGCCCTGTACCAAATCCCCGGTATAGATCGGGTTGGTAAGAATGTTTGTAAGCACCCGCTCTCCCCACATGGGATTGTCTGATACCGAACAGGAATAGGGCAGGCCCTTATTTTTTCGGTAAGTTGTCGGGCTGGGGATGCCGTGATCGTTTAGGTGGTAGACGATAGCCCGCCTTGTTTCCCCTTGCAAAGTCTTGTTATAAATGAGCTTTACAATCTCGGCGGCCTCGGGATCGACAATCAACTGGTGTTTGTCTTTCGGATCTTTTATGTAGCCGTAGGGAGCAAAGGAGCCGATGTACTGGCCGTTGCGTCGCTTATAGTCAAACACCTGGCGGATCTTCTTTGAAGTCTGATAGCAGTATTGATCGTTCATCACATTTGTAATCGGAACAATAATGCTGGAAACGCTGTCCGGGTTGAGGTAGCTGTCCACATTTTCAGCAAGACTGATAAAACGAACACCCATCTGCACAAACAGGTTATCAATCAGACTCCCCGCATCGCTGTAATTCCGGGCAAAACGGGAAAGGTCTTTTACCACAACACAGTTGATTTTCCCGCTCATTACATCAGCCAGAAGCCGCTGGAAATTTTCACGGTTGGCATCCGTCCCCGTGTGTCCATCGTCTCCTAATGTCAAGAGAAAACAAAAAAATTTATGAGATTTTTTGCCGGATTTTACGCTGATTCAGTAATTAAAGCCCTCGGAGAGTCAAGTCCGTGACGGAAAACACGCCTACACCCGAAGTATTCAAGTCTGCGATCCATGAGGCAGTCTGCATGACATCTCGCCCCAGGCGTGTCAAATCTTTTGTCAAAAGAGCGTCGGCCTGTCCTCGCCGGACAGCTTCCAGAAAATCATTCAGCCCAGGCCGGTCAAAGGTCAGGCCGCTGGCCTCGTCCTGGGATTCTCCCACAACATTGAGCTGATACTTTTCCGCAAAGCTGCGAAGATAAAGTAAATCGTTTTCCTGCTCTTTGAGGTTTTCACATATCCGATCCATGCCGGGCCATCGTCGGAATACCCTGTTTTCAGTTCTATATACATCAAATCATGTATCATGTTTATCTCACTATCCCAATTCAATTTCCCAGTAGCGATTACTCTTTGCAATCCATTTCCTTTGCCCAAGTCCTGGGGGAAAATAAGGCACAACTGTTGATGGAAGTATAGTACCCAATTCTTGCAACGGTGTACAAAGGGAACATAATAAAAAACTTAATAATGGACTGCCAATCTTACACAAAGTACCGCCCAAACGAGACTACGGGCGGTATTTTTGTATCTTGGCGGAGAAAGGAGGAACTTCCCACGGGGGCTTGACTGAAAAGTTGAGCCCCTTTTTTTACGCCCAAAAACAGGAGGTAAATGCTTATGGCAGATGATAAAACCACGAAAATGCCGGAGCAGCCGGTAACGGATACCGGGCCGGGCAAGGAAACTCCGCCCGAGCCGGAGAAAACGCCTACTCCCCCGGAGACCGAAAAAAAGACGGAACAGCAGGCAAAGAGCCCGCAGGTGTCCGTCTATGACTTCGCTGAAATTATGAAAGGAAAGAAAGCCGAGGAACGGGCGGCAGCTTCCGGCGGGGAAAAGCCTGCCCCGGCAAAAACGGAGAAACCGAAAAAACAGCCGGAGGCTCCGAAAAAGGCCGATGGAAAACAGGAAAAGCTCAAAGAGCCCGAGCAGCCGAAGCGCCGGGGCCGTCCTCCGAAAGAGGATAAGGACAAGGCCGCCGCTCCGAAGCCCAAGGCCGCCGCACAGAAAAAGCCGGAAAAGGCCCCAAAAGAGAAACCGGAGAAAAAAACGGCTCCCACGGTGCAGGCCGCTCCCGCTCCGAAAGAACCCGAGGGGCCGAAGGAGGCTCCCCGCCGTGGCGAGGAACAGATCGTATATATCAAGCTGAACGAGCTCCACGCCTTCAAAAACCATCCCTTTGAGGTCCGGGACGATGAAGAAATGCGGGCTATGGTGTCCAGCGTCAAGGACAAGGGCGTTACTACAAGGAGTGCAAAGGCAGGAAAAAACAGTGCCGGAAGAAATTCCGGGCGCTGATCGTGGAGCCCCGCCCTTCGGGCCATCGTAGCCCGAAGTCCTGAATGGACGCCCGGGAGCTGACCCGTGACGAGAAGAAGAAAATCCGTTCCCTTGTCACGGGGATGTGCGCCAACTATGACCGGGAAACGGGCCTGTGCCTGCCGCTGGACTGTGGCTGCTATATGCTGCACAAATGCTGGACGGGCGCTTACTGCCGGTATTTCCGGGAGGCCGTCTTGCCCCTCGACCCGGAGCTTCTTGCGGCGCTGACCGTGGAAGGCGGCTCCCCGGAGCTTCGGGCCTGTACGGTCTGCGGGCGGGCATTTTTACCCGAAGGCCGTCAAGCCTACTGTTCCGACGCCTGCAAGGCCGAAGGAAACCGCCGGAAAAGCCGGGAACGCATGAGGAAAATGCGGGAGAAAAGGCCGGGCGGCGGTTACGATTTGCCGCCCCGAAAGGCTTGATATTCCGGGCTTTTTTGAGGGCGTTTCCGGGGCGGGAATACTGCAACCCATCCCGCCCCGGTTTGCTCCCTCATTTCGTAACATACCTCACTTCGGACCATGTTGGCCCGAGGTTCAGAATAGAAGGAGGATCGCCATGCACGAAAAAGACAACTATCTGAAAACCGCCGAGCTCTCCACGGAGCAGAACTGCAACATGATCGACGGCGTACCCAATAACACGCCCATCCCGCCTGCGCCCCCGGAGCTGGACGCAAAGCCGCTGGACAAAGTGAAGGAGCCCAAAGAGCGCAGAAAGGGCCGGGATCTGGAACGCTGATGGAGAACCGAAAGCGGAATGTCCATCTGCACGTCATGGTGACGCCTGACGAGCTGGCGGCCATCCATGAGCGGATGGCCGAAGCGGGCATTTCCAATGCCGGCGCTTATGTGCGGAAGATGGCTCTGAACGGGTATATCCTGCACGTTGACCTTGCGCCCATAAAAGAATTGATCTCTCTGCAAAGGCGCTGTTCCAACAATCTCAATCAGGTCGCCGTACACGCGCACACCTACGGCGTGTACCCGGAGGAAATCGACGGATTGAAGCGGGACTATGAAAAGCTGTGGGGCGAGGTGTCAAAGGTGCTGCGGGAGCTCTCCGAGCTGGTAGCAAAGTAAGACGAGGGCGGCAGGTTTTTCCTGTCGCCCTTCCTTTTTTATTTTGATGATAACTTTTGCCTGCCATGACATTGATAACTTTTCTATATAGTCGTATAATTGTATTAATTGTAGATTCTGACAACATTTTTAAAGGAGGTAACTCGATGGCTTCCAGCAGTATTTTTATATATGAATTGCGTTCACCAGCAGAAATCAATGTAGAATCAATATATTCACGCTTGAAAGGTTATCCAGAAGATGAAAATACCTATTTTAATTTGGAAATGATTAGCGCCAATGAACTACTGGGCGAATATGTCATTGTCCAAAATGCTCAAGAATCTTATTATAACCCTGAGCAGAGAGTTTTTGAATATCGTATTGTTCCTAAAGCAAATGTTATTTCTTTCAGCATTACGGATGGTTTTTTGGAAATTTGGGGGAACAAAACTTCGGCAAACAAATTAGTATTTGAGCTATCGAATTTGTTAGCGCCTATTTCCATTAATAGTATCGAAGTTACGATTGACACTTTATTAGAAAAATTGAAAGGTTATAAGTTAAAAGTCTCTAAAGTGTGCTTTCAAGATTTTCTCTTTACGGAGGATATTGTTGGCAACTTTACTGTGGACCTCTCATCGTATGGAGATGCTTTTTCTATCCTTCAGAAATATAATGATAAAATTTCAAGCATGACTATTATTCTTTACTGTGATAATAGCTCAATTAAACTCCGAATTACTGCAAAGGGGCGAGTTACCGTTTATAAGTCTCGTTCCTCGATGGACGATGAAGAAATATTGTTTCTCCATCAAATTTTGCTGAATGGAGGTGAACATTGATGGGCGAACTTAGTCAAAGAATTGGGAAAAAATTAGAGCACTATGGAAATTCTATTTTTGAGCATTTGGAATGGAAGATTTTAGCTCAAGATGTTCAAATTGACTGCATAAGAGCTGCACATAAAAACGCAAAATCTTCTGACAAAAAAACGCATGGTGTAGATATATTAGCAGGGTATTATAATCCTTTCACTAAACGCCAAGAGGCCTTTATTATAGAATGCAAACATCGCGAATGGTCTAACTTTATTCCGAGTAATTTGTCATTATGGGTTGAGGAATTGTGTAATACTATTGAGTGTGCTTCAACATCTCCTGCCTTAACTACATATTTAGAAGAATATACTTTAATCGGTGGGATTTTACTATATAATTCAAGTGATAACATATACGAGATGGAACGTGCGTTAAAAAGCATTTCCCAAATTAAGGTTCCAAGACGTCGCCATCCTCTAATGATTTATCTTGCAGATAATAGTAGGCTTGAAAAATGGTATTCTTTTAATGCTGAAATCGCGAAAATTAAGCAAAACAGTATTGAAAATAGCTTTGGCATTATATATCCATCCATTGGTGGTTCTACCTGGGATCGTTCACCTGTAGTCACACCAACATATTTATTTTCCGACTACATCTTGGCATCCTATATTAAAAGTGCAACCAACCAAGGCGTTACAACAAAGGTTGATATAAAGGCCCTGTTTTGTTTTGAGCACGTTACAGATGATTCTTTAAAGTATTTGCAGGATATGATTAATGAATTACAATTAGAATCGAGAAGTGATCGTTATCAAGAAGTTCATTTCTATTTTTATCCTGAAACAGAAAAAGACATAGATCACATCAAAGAATCTTTTTCAAAAATGTTCGCAGAAAAAGATACTTTTAAATATTATCTGATGGACAATCGTCGTTTATCAAGAATCTATTATGAGTCATAAGGGAGGCGAGAATAATGGCAGTTCAATCCTTTGTTAAGGGGGATGACCTTAAAAAATTAATAGACGATAAACTAATTAACGCTCAAAGTGTCAAATATGTTTTACGGCAAAAAGGTATCCTTCCCATATGTACTAATTCAGAGGCTCTTTCTGACTTGATACACCATCATTTTTTTGGCTCTGCAACTATGACTCAGATGCAAGAGGTTATGAATTTTGAGCAAAACAACTTGAAGTCTACTGTTGTCATAATCTCTCCTAAAAGCGAACAGTCCAAAGAAGATTTTCTGACGAGTATAGCAGATGAATTTGTCAATAAAGGTCGTAGTTCGAATACTAAGTATACATTAAAAAACATTGCAAGAAATCAAACCAGCGTAACATTGCAGTACATATATAAAAAACCCCAAAGAGGCCGTATTAAAATTGCTGAAACGCGAACAGTGACTTTAGATGTTACCATTTCCCCGTTAGAAGATGATTCGCAGAAGTTTAAAGTTAGCATACGGCACGAAGGAATGTCGGAATCAAAACAGTTTGTCACACTTCTGGATGAAATGATTCAAGAAGATAGTGAACAGGCTGTATTTGGTCTTAAAAGAATAACGTTAGCAAGTCTTTTAAAGGCACACAAGGTAGATTTCTTTGATAATTTTGGCGCGTACACTCACAAAGAATGGAAACTAACAGACATTATTAATGTTACTGTAAACAAAGATGAAAAAAGCATTGATGATGAAAATGACGAGACTACATCAGGCGAAATTGATGCTTCTGAACCCACCGGACGCCTTTCGGGAATTAGTAGTGCGATTTTAAAAGGTGACGGGTTAAGAAATAATGATTTTGTAAAGGAATGTATGTCTCAAGGTTTTATTTTTTCAAGTATGAGTTACAAGTTCTCGCACAAGACACTCCCGATAACAATAGTAATCGATGTGAATTTTAAGCAAACCGACTTGAAAATCAATATTGTAAAAACATACCAGCTTGAAGATGACGGTATAGAACGTTTGGCCCCCTTGCCTGCAAGTGACCAGAGTTTGTATATCGATTATTTTCAAAATGTTGCTTATGCAGTCTACTCAAATCTCATTGAGAAACAAAAAGCCGAACTGGTTAAGCAAACTATCAAGCCAGACAAATAGAATATGTTTAAAAACGGATGGTTTCATTAGACCATCCGTTTTTATTTGAAAATAGATTTAGGACAGGATTCTCTAATCTTTCGTAAGCGTAAAAACAGTCGGCGGCTTGTCAGGGTAAAATGCCTCTGCCAAACTATAAGAGTCTGAGGAAGTGCATGGTAGTACCAAGTAGTACCAGAGAGTGTCCCAGACTCCAAGATAGTGAGGTGCAGACATGGAGAAGGCAGCAAGTTTACAGAGAGCCAATCAACAACAGCGAGGGGGCCAACGCGGCCCGGCCTGTGGACGTGCCCACCACCGACCCGTCAGGGCGGAAGATCCGCAAGACGGCCTCCACCGCCATGGGGGCCAGGGCCATCCCCGACGAGGTGGTGGGCGAAATCCAGCGCATGGTCCTATCTGGTCAGCTCTCCTATGACCGCGTGACCGATCAGGATTCCATCCGCCGGGCCGTTGCACAGATCGAGCGGGACGGTTTCCAGCGGGCTTTGGGCGACTTTTCCAACGCGGTCCAGAAGGGCGTGGTGTCAAAAGACCTTGCCACCCTGGGACAGCAGCTTTTGGTGAACGCCGCCAACGCCGGGGACGGCAAGGCAACGGCGGAGCTCCTATCCCTCTACGCACAGATGGAGACCACCGCCGGACAGTCCGTGCAGGCCGCCTCCATCCTGCGCAAGCTGGAGCCCACTTATCAGCTCTACGCCGCTCAGAAGGCGGTGGATAACCTCCAGAAAACGCTTTCCAAAACGCTGAAGGGGCAGGAAATCACCATCGACCCGGACCTCATCACCAAGTTTGAGCAGCAGACGGACCAGGCCGGCCGGGACGCGGTGCTGGAGGAGATCTATCAGAACGTGGCCGACCAGGTGCCGTCCACCTGGAAGGACAAGTGGAACGCCTGGCGGTATCTGTCCATGCTGGGCAATCCCAGGACCCATGTTCGGAACGTCTTCGGCAACGTGGGATTTCAGCCGGTCCATTTTATCAAGGACCGAATCGCGGCTCTCATCGAATCCGGCGTGAGCGCCGCTTCCGGCGGCAAGCTTCAGCGCACCAAGTCCTTTGCCACCAGCCCGGAGCTGTACGCCGCCGCCTGGAGGGACTATAACAACGTGGCGGACGTGCTGAGCGGCAGCAAGTACGACGACGTGCAAAGCATCATCAATGACAAGAGGACGATCTTCAAGACAAAGCCGCTGGAAGCAGCGAGACGCGGAAACAGCGCCGCGCTGAGCGCCGAGGACACGCTTTTCAAGCGTCTTACCTACGCCGGGGCGCTGTCCGGCTATCTCAACGCGAACGGCGTCACGGCTGAACAGCTCCGGTCCGGCCAGGTGGACCAAACACTGCTCAACGCTGCCCGGGACTACGCCGGACAGGAGGCGCAGAGGGCCACCTTCAACGATAAAAACCAGTTCTCCGACGCGGTGGTGCGGACCGCCCGGTCTCTGGGCACTCTGGGCGAGGCCGTCCTGCCCTTCAAGCGGACGCCGGCCAACATCCTGGTCCGAGGCGTGGAGTACAGCCCCCTTGGATTTCTAAATTCTATAAACCCATTCGAGATTGGCTTGATCGAAGGCGACTTGCACAAGGTACGAACAGGAAAAATATCTGCTGCGGAGGCCATCGACAATATTGCCGCCGGTCTCACCGGCTCCGCCCTGATGGCCCTGGGGGCCCTTCTGGCCTCCAAAGGCATCGTCACCGGCGGCGACGACCCCGACGAGAAGCAGCAGGCCATGAACGACCTGACGGGAGCGCAGTCCTACGCCCTCAACCTCCCCGGCGGCGGGTCGGTCACCCTGGACTGGCTGGCCCCGGAGGCCCTGCCCTTCTTCATGGGCGTGCAGCTCATGAACTCCCTGGGCGAAAACGGACTGACGGCGGAGAGCATCAAGAACGTTTTTTCCTCCATCTCCGAGCCGATGTTGGAAATGTCCATGCTCCAGTCCCTCAACGACCTCATTGACAACGTGTCCTACGCAGCCAGCAACGAGAAGCTGAGCGGCCTTTTGTGGTCCTCCATCGTCTCCTACCTCACCCAGGCCATCCCCGCACTGGGCGGCCAGCTGGAGCGCAGCGGCGAGGACGTGCGCATGACCACCTACACCGACAAGAACCTCCCCCTCCCCACGGATGCCCAGTACGCCCTTGGCAAGGCGTCAGCCCGGCTCCCCGGCTGGGACTACCAGCAGATCCCCTATGTGGACGCCTGGGGGCGGCAGGAGGAGACGGGAGACCCCATCATCCGGTCCATCCAAAACCTTTTCAACCCCGCCTACACCGACCAGCGGAATGTGACGGCGGTGGATGAGGAGGTGCAGCGGCTCTACGACCAGACCGGAGAGAGCGGGGTGGTACCCAGCCGGGCAAACCGGTACATCATCGTGGACGGAAATCATATCGACCTAAGCGCAGAACAGTATGTAAAATACGCGACCATGCGTGGACAAACGGCCTATGATCTGTCCGACAAACTCATCCAAAGCGGGGTCTATCAGGGATTCACGGACGAAGAGAAGGCCAGGGCGCTGGACATGGTATACACCTATGCCGACGCCGTGTCCAAGGCGGATCTCCACAGCGGCTATCAGCCAGAGGAGTGGGTCGGTGAGGTAAAGCGGGCAGGCACAGACTTGGGCCTGAGCGAGGCCGAATACCTGGCCTACCGCTCTAAGTACGGAGCCGCCATGAGTCGGGACAAGCTCCGGGAGGCTTACCAGAGCGGCCTTTCCGTGGACGCCTGGCTGACCTATGCGGATGCGGATAGGGACCGGAACGGAGACGACTCCGTCAATCAGGCGGAGATCATCGCTGCCATCGAGTCGAGCGGACTCTCTGCGGCGGACAAGAACCGGCTCTATCAACTGGAGCTCTCGGACGCCGGACGTGCCCGGTGGGAAAGGATACGGCAGTGGGGCATGAGCATTGATGACTACCTGACCTATTACCCCATCTATGCTGCCACGGGGAAGGGAATCACCAAAGAGGTCAAACTGCAGCAGCTCCAGAATGCAGGAATGAGCGCGGCACAGGCGGATGACTTCTGGGATCTTATGAGCAAGGGTCAGAATTAAGCGGGCATTTGCCCTTTGCAGTACGTTTCTGATAGACTGTGGATGGAACGATATGCAGGAGTTCGATAAGGAGGCGCATATGAAAAACAGCATCAGCGCGGGCACTATCGCCCGCACCATCATTCTCTTTCTGGCCCTGCTCAACCAGTGTCTGAGCATGGCCGGCATCCAGGTCATTCCCATCGATGACGAGACCATCAACGCCCTGGTGACCACAACGTGGACCGTTGCGGCGGCCCTGGCGGCCTGGTGGAAGAACAATAGCTTTACCCAGAAGGCCATTGAGGCAGACAAGGTGATGAGAGGGGGCTGACGCCATGCCCAACGATTGTTCCGCCTGCCAGCTGGACGAGCGGGTCAAGCGGCTGGAGGGCGACTTTGAACTGGAGTCCCAGAAGAACAGCCAGCGGCACGAGGAGTTCTTCCGGCGCATCCGAGAGCTGGAACAGCACCAGGCAGTGAACGGGACCCGGCTGGACACCATCGTGGAGAAGCTGGACGACATCGCCGGAGACGTGGCTTCCCTGAAAGGGCGGCCCTCCCGGCTCTGGGACCTGGTCGTGACGGGCTTCATCACGGGGACCGTGGGCTTCCTGGTGGCCCAGCTTTTGTGAGGAGGGGCCCATGGACGACGAGCTGAATGAGATCCTGAGCGAGGAGGGCGCGGGCCTGACCACCTACCGGGCCATCATCCGTGTTCTGGTAAAGATGTGGCAGACCGTCCGGGAGGAGATCCGCGCCGCCACACGCGCTGCTGACCGGCTCCGACCGGTGGCGGCTGCAGCGGCGGTGCTGGCCGCCCTGAGTCTGGCGGGCTGCCTCTACCTGGGGTCGGTGGTCCACCGCCAGCAGGGGGANACCGCTGCTCCGGCGGTGGAGTACGCCACGAAAGCCGAACTGGACGCCCTGGCGGCCCGTGTGGACGCCCTGGGCAGGAGTGAAAAGGAGGATGCGGAATGAACCCGTTTTTTAACGCCATGGGCGGCGGTATGGGCGGCAGCCCCATGCTGGGCCAGTTCCAGCAGTTCATGCAGCAGATGCGGGGCAAGGACCCCAACGCCATGATCCAGGAGATGGTCCAGAGCGGGCGCATCTCCCAGCAGCAGCTCGATCAGGTCCAGCAGCAGGCCCAGCAGATGCAGGGCATGTTCGAGGGCCTGCGGGGGATGTTTGGGAAATAAGCAAAGTGTACTTTCAATATTTGCTGACAAAGATGAAAGTTTGATGCAACTCAGTCTCAAAATCCGTGGCCACGGTTTTGAAATACAACAAAAGGAGAATGACCATGTCTCTTNCGCCGCCGGCCACCGACAGGGGACCTACATCCTCACCCTGTCCGGCCATGTGGTGTGCGTCCAGGACGGTGCCCTCTATGACACCTGGGACAGCTCCCATGAGATCGTGCTTTATTACTGGACCAAGGAGGAGGAGTGACCTGTGGGCTACCCATATGTACCCCAATACTACCCGGCGCAGCCGCCCATGATGGACAATCTGGCCCAGCTTCGGCAGCAGCAGTACACGCCCCAGCCCACGCCCCAGATGCCCGCCCCCCAGCAGTCCATGGTCTGGGTGAGCGGTCAGCAGGAGGCCATGGGCTATCTGATGGCCCCCAACTCCGCCGTTGCCCTGTGGGACTCCAACGCGCCGGTGATCTACCTCAAACAGGCCGACGCCTCCGGGCGGCCCACCATGCAGGTCTTTGACCTGGTGGAGCGGGGCACGGCCAAGGCTGCCCCCGCTGCTCCGGCGGTGGAGTACGCCACGAAAGCCGAACTGGACGCCCTGGCGGCCCGTGTGGACGCCCTGGGCAGGAGTGAAAAGGAGGATGCGGAATGAACCCGTTTTTTAACGCCATGGGCGGCGGTATGGGCGGCAGCCCCATGCTGGGCCAGTTCCAGCAGTTCATGCAGCAGATGCGGGGCAAGGACCCCAACGCCATGATCCAGGAGATGGTCCAGAGCGGGCGCATCTCCCAGCAGCAGCTCTATCAGGTCCAGCAGCAGGCCCAGCAGATGCAGGGCATGTTCGAGGGCCTGCGGGGGATGTTTGGGAAATAAGCAAAGTGTACTTTCAATATTTGCTGACAAAGATGAAAGTTTGATGCAACTCAGTCTCAAAATCCGTGGCCACGGTTTTGAAATACAACAAAAGGAGAATGACCATGTCTCTTACCAATGACGGCGGCGCTGTGCTGACCATGCCCGTACAGCCCGCCAACACCAACGGCGGCTCCGGCTTCGGCTGGGGCGGCGACTGGATGTCCTTTATCGTGCTGTTCCTTATCTTCGGTCTGTTCGGCGGCTGGGGCGGCTATGGCGGCTTCGGCGGCAACGCTGGCGGTTCCGGTTTCCAGGGCTTCGCCACCCGAGCCGACATCAACGACGGTTTCGCACTCAATAACCTCCAGGGCGGCCAGCGGGACATCCTGGGGGCCGTGCAGAGCGGCTTCCACGGTGTGGACAATGCCGTGTGCAATCTGGGCTATCAGACCCAGATGGGCTTCAACGGCCTTGGCGCTCAGCTAGCTCAGTGTTGCTGCGACACCCGCGAGGCCATCGGCCAAGTGCGCTATGACATGGCCGCCCAGGCCTGTGACACCCGCAACACCATCCAGAACACCACTCGGGACATTCTGGAGAACAACAACTCCAACACCAGAGCTATCCTGGACTTCCTGACCCAGGACAAGATCTCCACCCTGACTGCCGAGAACCAGAGTCTGAAGCTGGCCGCCAGCCAGTCCAACCAGAACGCCGTCCTCATGGCGGCCATGGACGCCAACAAGGCGGAGATCCTGCGCCGGACCGGCGCGGAGTGCCCCACGCCTGCCTATGTGGTCCAGCCTCCCCAGCCCGTGACCTTCCCAAACTTCTGCAACGGCGGCTGTGGTTGCGGCAACGGCTGCGGCTGCTGACAACTGCATGATCCAGCTTCCGAGGATCTCTCGGATGTTCGGCCCCGAGCCGATACACAACAACAACGGCGGGGGCAATCGCTCCCGCCGTACATTTTTTGAAAGGAAGGATCTTATGGCCGAGTATACCAACGCCGGGATCGCCACTGTGGCACCCGGCCAGAATGCGCCCCTCAGCGAGACGGCGGCCTCCGGCAACGCCAGCATCGTACACCGGGCCGGCGCTGGGCTGGTGACTCTTCGGGGGCTCACCAACCAGTGTCGGGCAAAGTTCCGCGTGGCATTCGGCGGCAACATCGCTATCCCTGCCGGCGGCACCGTGGAGGCCATCACGGCGGCCCTCACCATCAATGGGGAGCCCCTGCCCACCTCTGTGGCCACGGTGACCCCTGCCGCCGTGGAGAACTATTTCAACATCTACGTCTCCGCCTCGGTGGACGTGCCCCGTGGCTGCTGTGTCACGGTGGCCATGCGCAACACCAGCGCCCAGGCCATCAACTTCGCAAACAGCAACATGGAAGTCGTCCGGACGGCGTGAAAGGAGTGGAAGCATGAGAGCACTTTACGAGCTGAAAGAAAAGCTCTGCATGGAGCTGGAGGAGATCAACCAGAAGCCCGATATGGGCGCCGGTGATCTGGAGATCGTCCACAAGCTCACCGACACCATCAAGAACATCGACAAGATCTGCATGCTGGAGGAGGAGGGCGGGCAGTCCCGTTCCGGTGGGTCTTATGACGGCGGCTCCAGCTACCGCCGCCGCCACTATGTCCGTGGTCATTACAGTCGGGACGGGTACAGCGGCAATCACGGCGGTTACAGCCGTGACGGCGGCTACTCCCGCCACGACGCCAAGGAGCAGATGATGGAACAGCTCCAGGAGATGATGGAGTCCGCCTCCACCGAGAAGGAGCGTCAGGCCATTCAGCGGTGCATGGACCAGATGGGACGGGAGTAA